CAACCCAAACACTTTTCTCGATTGGCGTAGTAATACTCTTTTTTCTTTTCAGCGGTGGTGGTCATAACCATTTCCTTGTTTCTCATCTTATATCCTATATTACCATATGGAATAGGGTTTGTCAAGAAAAATCTTACGCTAAATCACCATTTTCTGCCATGCCGTACAAACCCCACACCATAATCCCAATACCAACGGTGGACAGTAGAATAGCGATATCAAGGTCAGCGGTGCCTTCAGCAGCACCGACTCCCGCGATAATGACACACATACCAGTTATAAATCTAATCATATTCAATCTCCTAGAGGTAAAGGGGGCCAGTCCAGTTGATGGTGTAACCACCCTCAACGATGTTTCCCCGTGCTTTGTTCCGAGCAGGAGCAGCATAACCAGCTGCTTTCAGAATGTCGCCCTTCTTGAACTTTTTATCGTTCTCGGTGTTGACAACAAAACCCCAAACGCTACCACCTTCGGTAAATACCTTGATGTATTTGGTGTTCACCTTGAAGGTGATCTTATCGTTGAACTCAGCAATCATCCTCTCGTTGATTTCCGTCAGGGCGTCTAGACCCTTGGCACCAGCACACCGTGTGGTCCAGTTAAGGTAATCTTCTTTGATGTTCTCAATCAGGGCGGTCATTTCGTTGTTCATCGTGTCTCTTCCTTTGTTTTCTCAGTATATCTTAAGCTACCATACGAAACAGGCTTTGTCAACAAAAATCGTACATGCTAAGTCATTGATTCTAAAGGAAACTCAAAAAAAGTTAGCCTGCGGCTAGTCCTTTAGACTGAGGATATGTGGCATGTTCGATTCGTCTATAATCGTCATCCCAATCAAATGCTTCCTTGACCACGTTATCAGATAGACCCTTGTACTTACGGTGCAGGGACTTATCCTTTGCAGCGATCAATAGTTCAGCCTCATCCTTGTGTAGTCCCTCAAGCATCTGGACAAACATCATTTCACGTTTGTTCTGTTTTAGAGCAGGATTACCACCCTTGATGAAGTGATACAACTTGCGGGCCTCATGTCCCAATAGAGTATGTTCTGTTCCTTCTGGTGCATCATTCTCTCTATATGGCACATCACCCTCTGGTAACACCCATTCAATTTTGGGATCAAAGGATGCCTTGCAAATCATGCGAAGTGCATCGGTCTGGTACTGTTTTAGAAATGTAACCTTCTCTTTCTTTGATTTGATTTTAGAAACCTGTGTTAAAATCTCTGCAAAGCTGCGTGTATATGTGTCGATTGCCATTAAAATTCTCCTATCGATTCAACGAGGTTGCGTAACCTCTTTTGTGTAAAATAATTTAGTAGTTTGCTGCGGTCACCTTCTGGTGCATCTTGGTACTCTTTCAATATTTCAGTAAATAACTCAGGTGGTGATTCTTTTAAATCAATTAATTTCTTGTTCCTCTGGTAATTACGTTTGACTTCATCATTTGGAAAATCACCGTCAATCATCGCAGCAATCTTCTTCTTACTTAGGGGTCTCTGTCGGATACCATCTACAAAGGTATTATCCGGCGATAATACATTAGGAACACCGTCGCTAGTGTCACCTTTTAGAACATGCTCACTCAGATAGATATCTGGGTCAACACCGTTCACAAATTTCTTAGTGATTGGGCTGTACTGTGTTACATTACGGAACTTCTGCAACTGAATGAAATCCTTGTCACCAGACAGGATCAATGTCTTACCGTTATCAAACTCCAACTCACCAGCAAGAGCAGCAATGATATCATCTGCCTCTGCGCCATAGACCTCTAGAAATTTGTATGGGAAGAACTCTTTCAGTTCTGCCTTGACTGCGTTCAGCACTTCGAAGATGGCATCCCAATCATTTGTAGATTTATCTCTACCCTTCTTACGACTGTGCTTGTACTCAGGGTAATAGTCCCGACGCCAGTAGTGTTTGGAGTCATAACATAAAACCAACTCACCATACTCATCACAGAACCTCATGCGATACATGCGTAGTGAATTTAGGATCATATGGCGAACCATATCCTCATCGGGTTTAGTCTGCTTTGTCATGTGCAGATGCATCATTACGGATGCAACTGAAATTTGGTTCATGTCAACTAATATCATAATTATTCTTTCGTTCTACTTATTTATAATGGTCGCATTGAAGCTCATCATGCGCCGTTCACCTTCTACAGAGAAGGGATACACAAGATGCTTCAACCAAGATGGGAATACTAGAAACTTTCCCACTTCTGGTTTGAATTTTAAATTGTCAGACCGAAATGATTGGTTTTCACCAAATGAATATTCTATCAATCCCCTTGCAGGATAATGATCCTGAAAATCTTCTTCCCACTCATCATTCATACCCTCTGGCACCTTGAGATATATACCACCAGAGAAGTCTCCATTGTGATGGTGCATTGGATTGAAGTCACCAGCATATTGACTAACTACCCAGCTGTGAGTCAGATGAATATTGTCGATAGTTGGTTTCTTTCCAGTACCCATTCGAGTCCAAGGGTTATTTCTTTTCTTATCAATGTGGTGATTTAGATAATCAAGACAACCCTGTTTGATAATTTTAGACAAGAATATTTTATCAGATGTATCAGTGACAGGAATTAGAATTTCTTTATTCACCTTACCAACAAGCTTATGTGACCAATCCCACTGTTGACTCTTTTTTTCACTAGAGAGAACACTATCAGCCACACCATTTACAATTCTTACAAACCTATCCGGTACAGTAGTCTCTAGGATTGCTGGACTAAATGGTTCATGAAACTTCTGGGTCATCATCTTCTCCTTCACCATCATCCTCTATCAAATTTGAAAGTGCAACAATAGTTTCAAAGTCAACTTCTGTTTGAAAAGTACCATCAACATCTTCAATCTCAACACATTCTTTCATAAACTTTTGGGTTATGTGCGGCATTCCCAAGTCTCTATATATAGAACCATTCACCATTGAAATAACCATGGCCATATCACGAATGAAAGCTTTCTCACCAACATCAACACCATTCTCACCCATAGTATGAATCATCTGAACCATCAAACTCTGAGTAAGTTCTTCGGCAAATTGCATGTCCTGCTGAAGAGCAATTACATCCTTATCAGGAAGTTTTACTTCTCTTCCGCTTTTTTGGGCCCACGGGCCCTTCACTACGTTGTCCGGTGGTGTCGTCTTTTGGTCGCTCATATCCATTATCCTCTTCAAGCATTTCTTGTGTATAAGTACATCCCATGTCAGGGTAAAAAGTTCCTACGTCTCGTTTTGGTTGACCCTTTTTCGGACCATACCAGTAGTAAGCAAGTGCAACACATTTGTTGCGAATCCTACCTTGTTGTTGTTCACCATAGAACATATCAACCCATGTCCCTGTGCGAAGGTATGATTGCATATTACGAACATAACCTTCATGGTCAGCAAGTCTTGCTTCTGCACCCTTAATCTTTTGACGAACCCCCGCACGTTCAGACTTTACATAGTCCTTCTGAACTTTGATCCAATGCTTAACCTTGTTGGGACTGAGCTGATGGTCATCAGGAAGTTTCCGTAGACTTGCATGAATGTTAGTCTGACCATAATCAGGGTTCTTTTCTAATTTTGCTTCCCGGGCCTTAACAAGACGTTCTGATGCTGCTTCCTTCTGCTCATCAGTCATAGGTTTACGAGATTTGCGTTTCTTAGGTGCTTTCCACTCACTATTGTCTGTGGTCGCAGTAATTTTCTTTCGTGCCATTTTTAACCCTTTAGGAAATATTGAAAGATGCCGTTGAGAAAGATTGCACAAGCAACCGCATTCACAACGATGAGTGACCTATCGTTCCAGACAATTGCAACAAACAACCAACCAGAAACCCCTATAAACTGTAGAAACATATTAATAGGATATAGATTGTTTGTAGTAGCAATCATTGCAACAATCAAAACCAGCGACGATGCCCACTTCAGCCACCAACTTAACGGGTGTTGATGTTTTAGGGGCGTCGAAGTTTTAGAAGGATTTTCATGTTCCTTTAATTCCATTTAATAACCTTGTTCTTCCATCCGTTTTTCTAGATTACGTTTCTGCCTACGTTTAGATGCAGCACGTTCATGTCGGCGTTTCTCACCCTTACTAGTATAGTGTTCTCGTTCTCGTAGTTCATTAAAGAACCCATCTTCGGTGAGTTTCTTCTTTAGAATCCTCATCGCCTTGTCAACATTATTATTACGCACTTCAATTCTCACGCTATTTCTCCTTCTTTTGAATAGTATACACTCTTTAGGTCAAATAAGTCAATGCACTTTTTGCATCCACTACATGGTTTTGACATACCAGTAATCCATTTTCTGTTTGCCTTATCTCTCTTTGCCCTTACAATATATAGTTCACACTTAGACAAGTCTTCTACATCAACAGACTTGAGTGCATTCTTGATTGCATGGACCTCTGCATGAAAAAACACTGCATGATTGTTCTTGCAAAATTGAGCTTGAAAGGGGTGTGTCTTCTTATGATTGTATCCATAGGAAACCACCTTGCCCTTGCGTACCACTGCTGCAGCAATCCTTGCACCACGAACAGGTTCTACTGACTGTGCAAGCTTGAAAGTCTCTTCGAAGATTTCAGTGATCATCCTCGTCTCATCTTGGCAATCTCTTCTGCCTGCTTCTTACCACGAACTGGGACTGCATTAGATTTATGCATCTGTGCAATACCGATAATCTCAGTTCCAGTATAAACATTCTCTTCTTTCTTTGACATAGAAGAATTGTAAGTAGGTTTGGGGGACTCTAATTTGGCGCACTCGGCAGGACTCGAACCTGCGACCCACGGCTTAGAAGGCCGTTGCTCTGTTCCAGCTGAGCTACGAGTGCCTATACCCATCTTCTTGAGAAACTTGGCGTGTTGACGCTCGGCCTCTAGGACAGAGGCCGACTTCTTGTTCTGTTTGCGCTTGCGTGTATTCGTAGTTGAATAGTACGAAGGCAATAAATGCATACCGCTCATGATTATAACTATATACTAGTTTTTAGGATTTGTAAAGGGTTTTTTTGGTTTACCAAATAGCTCGTCGAACCACCCGGCATTCACCACGCATAATGGTATAATAATCACCCCATTCATCTTGAGTTAGAATTGGGTAACGCTTGCAAACTTCAACCAACTCATAGTTCCGCTGATACCGGCGACCTTCTCGACGGATGCGATACTCTCGACGGTTTTCTTGCACAACAACCGTTCTGTTATTAGTAGTAGTAGTAGCAGTTGAAGTATTATTGTTGTTGTTTTGTCGGCTAAGTTCCTGACCAACCAAAGCACCAATAACGGCACCTATAGCAGTGGCAGCGGTTTTACCCGAACCCCCACCAATCTGATTACCAAGAATACCACCAGCACCACCGCCGATGATTGGACCGATCCAATTGTCACCTGCCTTTGCAGCAACAGGGGTCAACATCATTGCGGCGACTGCAACACCAATTAGTAATTTCTTCATAACTTTCTCTCTTTTCTCAGTTTATAATTAATTATAAACTATTTTTTAAGATTTGTCAAGTAGTTTCTTAGAATCTTTAACCGCATTTGCGACCAATTCTGAAATAGGAACCAACTCTTTGTCGCCATCCTTATCCACTGATGTTTCAACAAAACCCTCTTTTTCTAGGGTATCAAGCATAGACCCAACGATATCCTCAACAGCTGGCTGTGCAAAATAGTGTCCTGCGTAATATGCGGCACCAATTGCGCCCATTGCAAGAAATGTGTGAAGGTATACATCCATAATCATATTTATATCTTTCCTTAGAACCAATCTACAAGCATACTATACACTAAAAATTGACCCCTGTCAAGACATTTCTTTGATTTTTTTTATTTAGTTGTGGCTATGAACACACCGTTCCAATCTTTTTCTAATGGCTGGGTCTTCATAAATTCACACCTTTCTATCCACATAGTATAGTAGTTCTTCATTCTACCATCGAATTCTTTCATTAAATCGTTACACAGTCTGATGGCATGGTCAAATTGTTGATTGCTATAATATTCATGCATCCTCCCATGTTGATTTTCTGCCATACCCCAATTGGTATTTTTCCACATCCAATCCATATCACATAGAACAGTGTAGATACGAATACCTATGGTCTTACCCTTGACTGCTAGTTCATCGACCTTGAGATAAAAGAAGTCATCCTTAGTCAAGTCATAGGTAGACTCTCCTACCAGCAACAGACAACCATACTCCTTACACTTGCTCTCAATCCTAGCAGCAGTCGATACTGCATCACCTAGTACATCATACGAATGACGCTTGGTACTTCCCATCTCTCCAAGGTAACCAAGACCAGTATTAATACCAGCGCCCATACCAACTGGTGGACGCCCTTCAGAAACGATTTTATCATTAAATTTCTCCACTGCACTCAACATCTTTAGTCCAGTATTGACCGCGCTCCTTGGGTGGTCATCATCATCTATGGGTGCGTTGTGTATGTGCATAGACGCATCACCGATATATTTGATAACCATACCATCAGAGTCTA